TTTAACTTGGACGAGAGATGGTGTAGGGCAATACACAGTTACTATAAATACAGCTAACTCTCAAGACCCTATATCATATCTATTGAATATAGGAGAACAGGAGTTTTATGTAGTTACTGAAACTTCTACAAATGCAGTAGCAGATAACTTTACAGCACAGTTAAATGAATTTGTAGCTTCATTAGTTACACCTACAAGAAATACTAATGGTTTCAGTACAGAGGCAATAGGTAGTATCATTAGAATATGGAAAGATGCCTATAGTGATTTTACATTTAACTATTGGGACTCTTGGGGTTCTTTAGCTTCATTTGGTTGGAAGTATGATGTGCCTAAGTTACAAGATTTACCTTCAAGCTTCCCTTGGGATGGTGCAGTAGCTAGAATAAACTCTAGCGATGGTTCTATAAGTACAAGTTATTATGTAATGAGGTGGCAAGGTACTTGGCAAGAATTTACAAACAGAGCTATATACGAGAATGGCGTTAGAAAATTACCACTCTTGAATAATATGCCTGTTGTAATTCGTAGAGAAAGTGAAACAGAGTTCTCAGCTAAGTTCTTAAAGACTTCAGATGGGTTACGCCCACCTCTTGTAGGTAACGCAGAGAATGATAAAGACCCTTACTTTGTTGGTAAACAGATTAGACAGTTATTTTATATAAATGGTCGTATTTGTATTGTTGCTGGTGATAGTTTAACTTTCAGTGAGGTTGATTTACTATGGAACTTCTATATTACAAGTGTTATAAATTTACTTGATGCAGATAGTCTAGAAGTAAAGATAGCTTCTGAAAGAGTCCTTGATATACTACAGGTTGCTATATTTCAGTCAGGACTACTTATAATGAGTTCAGAAGGTCAATACCTATTTAATACAGAAAATGGTATATCGCCTTCAACAGTTATAGTAAATAAGCTATCTAACTATAGTTACAACAATAGAGGAGGTACAGTTTATGATGGAGATAGTATTGTGTTTTCTGGTATCACTGGTGATACTGCTAGGCTTTATAGGTATCGTGTTGCTAGACTAACTAGTGAGAATAAAGCTCTTGATTTAACAATACAAGTACCTTCATACCTTAAAGGTGTTGTAGAACAGATTGAGAATTACACAGAAGATGGTACTCTTATAGTTCGTGTAGGCGATGAGAAGTTTATCTATATATACCGTGAGGTTGTCTCAGGTGACCAGATGGTACAGAGTTCTTGGTATAAGTGGGACTTCTCTAATATACTAGAAAATCCTATATTACATATTATGGTAATAAATGGTTATTTGTATTTTGTAAGTATAGATGGTGTATATAAGATACCTCTAGGTCTTAAAGATACTTGTAGTAGCTGTAAGGATTTAGGAACTACTGAATTTGAAAGTCGTATTGTACTAACTAAATGGAGACCTAAGAAAACTCAAGCTCAGGTACAGACACCTAGAGGACGCTTACAGATTAGGGATATTACAATATCGTTAGAAGGCGACGCAAACCTTGAGGTATATAAGGAAGATAGAGATTTTACACAGATTAAACCCATCTTAAATGACAAACGGATTAATGTGTTAAGTAATACAGATAAAACAACATTATCTATATTAAATGACGGTGATAAACCTTTTACTATAAATAGTATAGCAATGAGTGGTACTTATAGAGAAAAAGGTAGAGAAACAATTTAGGGAGATTAAATGGCAATTACAACTGAAAGCTTTAATGCTGATGGTATAAGTAAGATATTTACACTAGCTTCTACTATATTGTCTCAAAGCCATTGTAGAGTAGATTTCTACTATGATGATGATGGCTCAGGTACAGCTACAGACCACGAAGTGCCTTCAAATGTATGGGACGTAATCAATAACAGTATTGTGTTTAACGATGCTCCTACAGATGGGTATGTGGTAAAAATTACATCATCAACAGATGGTGAAGGGCTTGATACAGCTCCTAGTATTTATAGTGATATAGCTTCTATTATTAACGAGATAGTAACTGTTAGTGATAATACAGATAATATTAATATTGTGAGTGATAATACGGATAATATCAATACAACAGCTGATAACATAACTAATGTTGAGCTGATAGGTAATGACTTATCTAATGATTTTGAGTTTATTGTAGATAATGGAAGCATCACTGAGGAAGTTACTGGAGGAAGTACAACAAGTGCTATTACTACAGTGTCAAATAACATAGCTAATGTAAATACTTTAGCAAATGACCTTAATTCAGTAGATAGTAAGATTACTATTGTAGCTACAGATATAGCTAATGTAAATACTGTAAGTAATAACACAGCTAATATTAATATTGTAAGTAGTAACTCAACTAATATTAATACTGTAGCTACAGATATAGTTAATGTTAATACAACGGCTGATAATATAGCCAATGTAAATACTGTATCTAGTAATATAAATGATGTAAACAATGTAAGCACTAATATTGAGGCTGTTAAAGACGTAGCAAGTGAAGTATTTTTTACAGATGGTGATGAGTCAGATGATTTTGGAGACGTCACAGGGTTTGCTATTGAGTCTGAAAGATATATAGATTTAGCTAAAACAAGATTTACAACTCCACTTGATTGTGGTGATTTAACTTAAGGAGATTATATGAGTAAGCAATTACAAATAAGAGGCGGTACTACAGCAGAACATAGTACCTTTACAGGAGCAGAGCGAGAGATAACAGTAGATACTGATAAGAATACAGTGGTGGTACACAACGGTGCAAAAGCTGGTGGGTATCCTCTAGCTCTATGGTCAGACATAACAGCAGATAAAACGGTAACTGTTGGAGATACTGGAGATTATGCTACTATAAATGAAGCACTTACAGAGTTAAGTAAGTTATATCCTCTTTATAAGCAAAGTGGTTATACTGTAGAGGTTAAGTTACTTGCTGGTTTTATAATGAAAGAACAAGTTATAATTAAAGGGATTGATTTAGGTTGGATTTCAATAACTGGAGAGGATGCTGAGACTACTATAGATGCTGGTAGTTTTGTTGATATACCATCTTTGGAATATCACAATACTAATACTCCTACATTTAGTGTTAAGAATGGTGTATTACCTACAATAGGACAGTTGTTTACTACAATAAACGGTGGCTCTGAAAACAATGGAATACATTTAGAAAACAGTAAGTGTAAAGTATTAGCTAGCTGTGGTGTTAAGAATGTGGGTCAACACGGTATTATAGCAACACAAAGTTCTTCAGCAGATATTAGAGAAAGTATATTTAGTGGTGCTAGTAGTCACGGTATTTATGCAGTCAATGGTTCAACAATAAATGCTAAAGGTGCTGATGCTAGTGGTGCAGGTGCTAGAGGTATTTTTGCTACAGGAAATTCAACAATAAATGCTCAGAATGCTAATGCTAGTGGTACAGGTGGTTATGGTATTGAAGCTGCTTATGGTTCAGTAGTAAATGCTAATAGTGCTGATGCAAGTAATAGTGCGAGTTTTGGAATAATAGCTAATTCAGCTTCGGTAATTAGTGCTAGAAGTGCCACTGCAACAAATACAGGTAATTATAGTATAATAGCTGAGTATAATTCCCATATTGCTGCTGATTATTCCAACTGTTCTACTGATGGTGACCCTACAGAAGAGTATGCTGTTATAAGAGGTTCAACACTATCTATAGAAGGTGCTTCAGGTGAGACTGATACAAATATTTCAGTAAATACACTAGATGCTAGTGGTATAATATATCAATAGGAAAGGATAGAGAATGATAGCATATACAATAACAAGTAAAAATAAAGTTTGGATGTTAGATGACTCTGTAGAAGGAGTTGATATACCTCAGTGGTGTTATACTAAGGAGGGGTATCATATAGTTGAGGAACTACCACAAGATGTACTAGATTTAATAAACGAGAGTAAAACTAAAGATGAGTCTAAACAAGCTATTAGAGACGCTAAATCTAAAGGGAAACCTTATACAGCTGATGGGCCTAATATATCATTTACAAAAGATGATGCAATGGGTATGTTACAAGTTAAAGCTGCTTTTGAATTAGGTGTACCTTCAACCACTATAGAGTTTAGTAATGGTACTAAGCTTCCTATGGAGGCTAAAGAGTTCCCTGAGTTCGCAAAGTGGTTTGCTAATGAGCGTAACAAGTTCTTTAAAAACTAACAACTGTACTCTCTTCCCTGAGGGCACTTGGAGCTCTTGTTGTGAAAAACACGACAGACGCTATGAGAACAAAAGGTTAACTAGACGACAAGCTGATATATTACTATATAGATGTGTGAGTAAACACAATAAGCTTGTTGGAGTTATAATGTATCTAGGAGTACGCCTATTTGGTTGGTACTTCTATAATAAATGTTAAGGATATTCAATGATTAAGATAATCGCAGGTTTAGTATTAGCAACAGCTATATTCACAGGGTGTACTAAAAGTACAATACAAATATCTAAATGTAAATCTTACAAAGATAATGTATGTGTTGTAAAAGATTTGAAAACTGTTAAGTTGTGTAGAGACCCTAAGAATATTGAAGGTAAAACATACTGTACTGAGAAGTAACTATGAATGATATAGAGAGAAAGATTTATCAGTTAGAACACGAACATACTACTATAAAAGAGAAACAGAGTAAGTGTTCTGAAGCTATAGAGAGTATCAAACATAGTTATACATCTCTTGAGACTAACATATCAAAGCTTACTGAGATAGCTCAAAATACAGCTATAATTGAAAGTGACTTAAAGTTATTGAAGCTTGAGATGGCTCACAAACAGGATATTACAGAAGGTAAGATAAAGGGTACTAAAGACCTTACAGATAAAGACATACAAGAAATAAAAAGAGATTTAACAGAAATATATTCTTTAATTAAAAAGGTTGTATGGGGTGTTGTATCATCTTTTCTTACTGGAGTTGGTTACCTTGTATTTAAAACAATAGGAGTTATGTAATGATTAAAAATATTAAGAAAGATTTAAGTTATCCTATAGTTATTTCAATGGCAGTTATAGTTATAATTATACAATCAATTATAATATATCAAGGTAGCTATATAAACAAACTACAGGATGTTAAACAGAAAACTGTGTTACAACTTGAGATGGCTAGGCGAAACGAACAGTTACAAAAGATACAAAAAGATTTAGATGATAGTATGTATCGTAGAAACCAGCAAATGAAAGATTTAATAGCTTTAGTAAAACACGAGATGGGACAAAGAAACTCACAGTTAAAACATATACAGAGTGGTGTTCATCACCTAAATGGTCTGTTTGGTATAAAGTGTGCTAAGAGTGGTAGAGTACCTGAGGTTACTATATACAAACCAAATATTAAGATAGGTAAGGAGTAGTAATATGTTTTCATTCATATTAAAACTATTAGTAAAGTTTTCAACTAGTAAAGTAGCAGAGGACTTAGTGGCTATAGGAGTATCTAAACTACTATCAAGCACAGACAGTGGTATTAAGAAGGACTTAGCTTTAACTATGATTAATGGTATTGTAAAGTCTAAAAGAAACTCTATTACTACTAAAGATGTATTTAATGATGCTATAGCGTCTTTGAAATAATAGGAGGATACTATGGCTAAGGCGATAGGTACACTTGACTTAACACCTATTCTTGAGGTGAGTGAGGCTCCTCCAGTTATTATGGGACATTACTCATATGTGAAAGAACTTAACATAGAGAACAACAGAAACTTACTATTTATACATAGTATTTCTTTTGACTCTGTGTCTATAGGTGATGGTAGTACAATACAATTATTATAAAGGAAATAAATGGCAATAACAATTACTAAACAAGGTATATTTGATAATGAGGTATTGAAAGTGCCTTTTAATATTATGGAGACTGTAGAGTAAAAAGTAACTCAAGATGATATAGATGCTCTAGATATAAAACAGGAGAATGGAGAATTAACAACATTAAGTGGTGAACCTCTAAAAGCTGCAACTAACAATAAGTCATATGTGCAGACTTATAGTGGTAGTAAAGAGTTTGATGATGGAGATGCTGCTGTTTTAAACCTATTCGATGAAGTTACTATACAAGCAGGTAAAGATGTAGAGCTTTATGTATATGTACCTACTAGATGTGATGATAATGACAACTGGGGTGGTCTATATATAAATACAAATGTAAAGGTAAATGGTACTTGGTATAACTTAGGTAACTGTGGTTATGATGGTGGTGTTATGGGCTCTGGGGCTAAACAAATACATCATTATACTAACACTAAGCTACTAAAGCTTTGTAAAGAGTTAGACCTAACAGAGGCTTATACATTCCAAGTAGAGCTTACAGCTAGAAGTTACAATGCTACAGCTAAAGTTAATGGTAGCCACGATATAAACAGAACAGCTAATAATCTAAATTCTAGAGGTGATGTTGTATCTTGGGGTGGTAATCAAAACTTTACAACTGTAATTATAAAAGAGGTAGATTACAATGACTAAAGAAGAATATGAGTTAAGCTTAAAAATGGAAAGAGATACTAAACTTGCTAAAGGTACTTTGACATCTGATGGTAAGTTTTGGTTCAATGAGTCATTAGCTAAAGTGTTTATACTTAAAGCTATAGCTACAGATTTCTCATCTACTTTAACATCTGGTAAGAGTTTTAAGTGGAAAACTGCTAGTGGTGATATAGTTGATGTAACACTAAAAGAGGCTAAGGCTTATACAAAAGAGATAATAGCAACTTTAGATAGTATATACCTAGAGGGTAAATAGTGAACGCTTTATCATTAATATTACAAGAAGAGGGCTTTAGAAGTAAACCCTATGAAGATACTCTTGGTGTAATTACATTCGGACACGGTTTAACCTATATCACAGAGGAAGAGTCTAAAGCTATAGTAGCCGATAGGATACTTGATATAAACATCAGGTTCACAGAAGCATTCTCTTGGTATAGTAAGTTATCACTAGCTAAACAAGGTGTGCTTATTAGTATGGTGTATCAGTTAGGTTGGTATGGGTTCTCAGGCTTCAAAAAGATGATTAAAGCTCTATCTAAAGGTGACTTTGAAGAAGCAGCTAAGGAAGGGTTAGATAGTCGTTGGGCTAAACAAACACCTGAGAGAGCTAAGAGAGCTATGGAAATTTTAGCTAGATAATAAGAGGGCTCTTTGAGCCTTCTATAGTGTCTAGGCACAATACAAACATTAAGGAGACAGTATGGCAATTACTGCACACGGAACAAAAATAATAAACAGTGGAGCTATAGCAGACTTAGATAGTAACCCAGCTATAGATAGTATGGCTTTAAGTATCCTAGCAACAGCTGGAGATGTACTTGACATTGATGTTACAGATAAAAGAGGAGTTTTAGTTAAAGCTAGTGATACTTGTAAATATAGTGTAGATGATGGTACTACTTATCTAGACTTTGAACAAGATACTGCTACTAAGCAATACTTAAACATTACAGTGGACTTGACTACTGTTAAAGTTAAATGTGATAATGATAGCACAGCACTTGTTGTAATGAAATCATAAGCACCTCGGAGGGCTCTTTGAGCCTTCTAGGGTATTTATAAATTAGGAGGTAATTATATGGATATACAAAATTGTAAATGTTATTCTAAAGGTTTAAATTATATAGTATGGGAGTATAGTGAGACTCCTAAAGGTGTGTTTATAGTTCATATAGGTGGACATAATAAACGAGAGTTGTATAGAATGATGCAAGAGTTACTTAAGAGTGTGTTTAGAGGACGAGAGATTTATTTTTGTACTCAGAAAGACTCTTATTGGAGAAATCATAGTGAGTTAGACGGTAGGTTCTTAGATGGAACAAAAGTATATAAATTAAAATTAAAGGATAATATATTATGTGGGAATTAGTAGCAGCGACTACAGCGGCAAATATGTTCTTAGGTTATGAAGCTAACCAAACAGCAGATGCTACGGCTTCCGCAGCTAATGCAGCTAATGCAGCAGCAGCAGATAGAAGTAGATTACAAGCAGAGGAAGATGCTAAGTCAAGAAGAGATGAATTACTAAGAAGATTTAAGATAACCTCAGGGAAAGTTAAAGACTCTCAACAACAGATAGAGCTAGCAACTGCTAATAGTCTTACTAGTCTTGATTTAACTTTAGCAAAATCTAGAAGTGCTACAGATAATGTATTAGCTTCAAGACATATACAAGGTAGAGTAGCAGAGAGATTAAAGAATGCTGTAGCTACACAAGGTAGTATGCAGAAAGGAACTATAGTACAAGGAGCAGAAGCTCAGATAAAAGACCTAGGGAGTAAATTAGAGTCTATGGGTACAAACCTAGAGACTGAACAAATGAACCTAGACATAGACCTTAGTAATGCAATAACAGCAGCCGATAATGCTGAGATACGAGGAGTTACATATAGTAGTTCAACAGGACTAGCTGGAGTAGCAACAGCAGGGTTACAAGGTGCCTCTATGGGGCTTAATTTAGCTACTAGTTATAGTAACTGTAAAGCAACAGGAGCGTGTTAATGGCAAACAATAATTTAATAGGATACCAAACAGGTGCTCTAGGTATCCCTGGGTTATCTATTCAAGAGTATGTAAGAGCACCTAGGGCTAGAGATACAAGAGTAGCTACAGCTCCTAAGGATACATCACCAAATCCTTGGGATACATTATCTAAAACATTAGCATCAGCAGTTAATGTTGTAAATGATAGTTATGCTTACTCTACAGCTGTAACTAAATTAGAAAAGAGTAAAACTCCTAAAGTAATAAAGATTGATAATACAGATAAATATAAAGAGGAAGTAGCAGCTGAGTATCTTAAGTTTACTAATAAAATACAACTAAATAATGGTGGTTTAGATTATGATAAAAATGGTAATATTATTGAGTTAGAGACTACAACCAAGTTATCTAGTAAGGATATGTTAGTACAGTATGGAACTAAAATTGAAGAACTCAAGTCACAATATAAAGGCAATGAGGATATACTAGCTTATATTGATAAAATATCTACTAAAGATATGAAAGCATTAGTTAAGAAAACAGCAGAAGAGCATATACTTGATGTTAGAGATAAGAAACAAAAAGCTCTTACAGCTAAACTAACTTTAGATTTAAAAAGCGGTATGTCAATAAATGATATTGTAGGAGATAGCAAAGAGTCTGTTAATACTTTAGTAACTACAGGTAAGAAAACTACAGCTTATACTGAACTTGCTACAGTTATAGATGATTATAAATATAATAATTCTGTGATACAAAGTAGATACAAAGAAGCTATGGGTATCTATAATGAATATACATCACAAGGTAAACAGTTACCAGAAGGTTTTATGGAGTATTATGGTAAGTTATCTCAACATAAAGCAGAGTTAGATAGAAAGACAACTAAAAAGAGTAGCGAGCGTAAAGCAGAGGATATTAAAAAGGCTAAAGAGTATTTAAAGTTACTTGATGGTAATAGAGCAGAGTTCCCTCCAGCAGCCTTAAATTTAGCTAATTATACTCAAGCTAACTTTAGTGATACACTTAATGATGTAAAAACAGCACTTTATGGTGGTGAATATTTTAAACTATTAAAACAGGCTGGATATGAAGGTCAGGAATTAGAGGATAAATTAAATAAGCACGTAGGTAAAGTTGTATCTGATTATGCTTTAGATTTATTAGTAGATACAAAAGGTAGTGTACCTAATGCTAAGTTAATGTCACCTGTTATGAATGAAACTATAAAAACATATACAGAGAGTGCTACTAGAGAAGCCTTAGAAGCTGGTAAGTTTGGTACTATAAATAGTTTATACCAAGCAAACCCAGATGTTGTAAAACCAATTATAAAAGGTTTCTTTAATTCAAGTTTAACTACTGTGCTTAAAGCTTCACCAGATAATTATGAAAGTATAAAAGCAAGTCTTTTAACTACATTGAATAATTTTGATAGTGAGTTATTACATAGCACATTAGATACTAAACAGAAGTTTTACATAGATTTGTTGAGTAAATTATCACAAGAGGAAGCTCTTGCTACTATAAATAAAATTAGAACTTCTAAAATAGATATAGCAACAACTGGAGACTTAACAAAAGAGGAAACAGCTTATATAGATGCTTTACCTTTTAGTGATAGAAAAGAAATAAGAGAGGATTTATTACTAAGAAAAACAGCTTTTGGTTATGTAGATTTAGAAGAGTATGATAAAAATATAGAACATAGGCGTTTCAATGGTTCTATGTTAACTGATGATTTAGCTCAAATGTTTATAAATGCTCCTGATGAGAAAGAAGCTAACCCTAGAAAGGTTTTATTTAAAGTATTATCAAAATATTCAACTACAGGAGATATACCAGAAGGTTCACATCTTGAGATTGTTAATGGTAATATAAGAATTAGTAATAATACTGGTGCAATTATAGCAGTAAAACATATAGATACTATACAACAAGAGGTAGTAAGCGAACAAACTAGACTTCATAATGAAGAATTATGGAATAAATCACACGGAAGAGGTGGTATATGGGATTGGTTTACTGCTACATACACATTAAAGTCAGGTGGTTTTATCCGTAAAGGTGAAGAGACCAATCCTTATAGTGAAAAATAATAGGAGGCATTAGTGGATTTAGGTAAAGAAACACTAATACAAAAGAAACAACCAGAGTTAGTTACAGAAAAACCTACTAGTAACCGCTCTGTTATAGGTGATATTTTATATCAATCAAACCCAATAGTTGCTTTTGCTAAAAATAAAACAGGAAACCTAAAAGATTATAGTCAGGATATACCAGACCCTAATTTCTCTTGGGAGTCTCCTGAGACTAAAGAAATGCTAAAAGGAGTTCCATTTAGTGTAATTCAGAACTTAGACCCTGATATTAACAATTATGAGAGTCTTAGAGCTGCTTTAGCTCGTCAAGAAGAGCTTAAAGAGGCTTCTGAACACACTAATAATGCTTTAGGTGCTTGGAATATACCAGCTAATTTAGCTACAGGAATAGTTACAGACCCAACTACTCTGTTTGGAGGTGCTTTATGGAAAGGAGCTGAGACAGCTGCTCATTTGTATCAATTAAATAAGTTACAAAAAGTATCACTAGGAGTTGGAGCAGGCTTAACTGAAGCTGTAGCTTATGATAGACTACAACAAGGTACTATGATGACGGAAGATAAAGAGGCTACTATGTTCTCTCTAGCTTTTGGAGGTACTATAGGAGGTCTGTTAGGAAGATACACATTAGATATACACCCTAATGTATCAGAGGGTACAACAGCAACTGATAGAATAGTTCACGGGTTAACTAAAGGTAAAGACTCTCAGGAAGCTAAACAAGTAGAAGAGATGAAATTAGGACATATAACTGGTACAAATGGTGTAACTATAATTACACCTATTGGTAGGTTATATGGCAGTAAAAGTAATAAAGCTGTAGAGTTTGCAAATAAAATGGTTACACCCCCAAAAGCTCTTAAGGATAAAGAGGGAAACCTAGTAGTAACAGGAGAAACAGCAGAAAACATAAAGAGTAGATTAGAGAGAGAGTCAGAGTACACTCAGCATACCCTAGATATAGAGTATGGAGAAGCCAAGAAGACTCATAAGTTTAATGGTGATAGAACATCTTTTAATAATGAAGTGTTAAATGTGTATATAGGTGCTAGAACTAAAGCAGAAAAAGAATTACACTCTAACATAAACTTAAAAGATATAAAGTTACCTGAAGATTTTAAAGTACCTCCTGGGTTGAAAGGTAAAGAGTTAGAAAGATTTATAACAGAAGCTAAGATAAAACAATATCTGAGTGAGACACCTTTAAATATTAAATATACACATAGTAATCCTAGTATAGTCAAAGCTGCTAATCATTTAGCTAATTATTTTAATAAGATGGCTGTTGAATTAAAATCTAGTGGTATGAAAGGTATGGAGCATATTAAACCTAATGGGCATCTACCTCAGAGCTTTAATGTTGCTAGAATGGAAGCTAATAAAGAAGACTTTATAGCTAGACTAAAAGACTCTATGAGTAAACACTTAGGTAACTTTAATAAGAAAGATGAAGATATAGCAAAAGAAGCTGAAGCAGTTTATGAGCATATTCTAGATGTTCACTATATGAGACCTGTTAAGAATAGGACACAACATACTAAAACCACTAATAGAAGAACATTAAGTTACTTTACAGATGATATGAGAATGTATATAAATGATGATGTTAATGAGATAATATCAAAGTATTCTAGAGACACTTCAGGGCGTATAGCTGTACAAAAGTCTTTAGGTTTTGAAAGTGTAACTGATTTTGAAGATTATGTGAAATCTTTTGGTAGGGAGTTATCTGAAACTGAACTACGAGATATGAAAGTAGTGTATGATAGTATAATAGGTACAAGAGAGGTTCCTAATGCTAATGGTATATGGGATACTACATTAAGATTGACTACTAAGGCTTCTCGTACTGTATTCAGTCCAGGGTTTGCCTTAGCTGGTGCTGCTGAATTAGCTACACCTGTAGCAACAGCTGGTTTACTTAATGTAGTTAAAGGTTTATTACCATCTTTTAAATCAGCTATGGAGCTTATTAAAGGAAAACCTCTAACTGACCCTCTAGTACAAGAGATGATGCAATTAAGACTAGTTGGTGATATTGTGTCTGCTAGGCAGTTACAGCGATATGATGCTGAAGATACAATGCATACACCTCTTAAAGGGTTCTTAGGTGGTTTTGAAAAAGTGTTAGATAAGGCTAATCACGGTATTCATAAATATCTTGGTTTAGGTTATATAACTGAAGTAGGACAAATGGTATCTAATATTAGTGGTATTAACTGGATGTTTCAAGTAGCAAAGAAAAAATCTCTTAGTTTAAGTGAAGAAAAAGCTTTAGCTAGGATAGGAATATCTAGAGATGACTTACAGAAATTACACAAACAAAGAGCATATGTACAATTTAATGAAGGTGGTAATACTATAACTAAATTGAATACTGATAAGTGGGACTCTGATATTTTAGATAAATTTACTAGGGCTATACAAAATCATACAGATAGTACAATACTAAAACCAAATGGTACTAATATACCTGTGTGGATGAGTGACCCTAATAGTCCTCTGGCTAAACTAACAATGCAATTTACTAGGTATCCTATGGCAGCCCACGAGAAGTTAGCTATGAGAGGTTTAGATGAAGCTAATATAAACCAAGTAATCTCTATAGCTACATCTAGTGCGTTGTTTGTTGCTATATCTCAAATAAAAGATTTAGGTAGAGATAAGCCTCTATTTGATTTAGACACAGAAGAAGGTAGAAAAAGAGCTTATTTATATGCTGTATCACAAACTTATATGTTTGGTAGTAGTATGTTAGCTATAGAAAAACTTGCATCAGCAGCTGGATATTCTATTACAGGTGACAGAGCACCAGGTATGCTAAATGTTATTGGAGGTGCTTCTGGTTCTATGCTACAAGGAGCACAGACAACCGTACATTCTGTTATTGATGAAGATAAAGAGTTTAAGACTGCTAGAAGTATAAATCCTATACAACATATGTGGATGTATAATATGGCTATTGGTGCTTATAATAAAGCAATAGGTAAATAAAGGAGTAAATATGGCGAGTAAAGCTAGTCTTGATGCTCTTAATGAATTACACGCAGCAGTAGCAAGAGAACTAAAGGCGAACTTAGATGACCCTAAGGTTCTTGCTAATGCTATCAAGTTTCTAAAGGATAATGATATTACAGCAGACCTTATGGAAGATGATAGTAGTGACTCATTAGGAACAGCTATAAAAGAACATTTAAAGATGCCAACTACAGATAAACTATCAGTTGAAGATATGATAGCAATGGCGTCTTAAACGCACTGTAAGGTACCTAGAAGGCACAAACGTCTTTTAGGTAACCTATGGGTCTCTTAGAAGCTTAAAGAGCTTCTAGGTGTCTCATAGACAATATAATTACAATAATTGGAGGTAAACAATGAATAACACTAAATTACAGCTATTAGCTCTATCAGACTTTAAAGTATTCCTAAAGATATGTTGGGAGCACTTAAGGTTACCTGAGCCTAGTAGATTACAATATGAGATAGCAGACTTTCTACAGGAAGGTCATAGTAGGTCAGTTCTACAAGCACTGAGAGGTGCAGGTAAAACTTGGATAACTGGTGCGTTTGCTGCTTGGCGTCTGTTGAGAGACCCTAATGAGAAGATACTTATTGTATCACAGTCAGGTGGACACTCAGATAATATTGCTATATTTATTCGTAAGTTAATTGAGACTATGCCTTTACTATCACACTTAAAACCTGATATGAGTAAAGGACATAGAACTAGTAATACAGCATTTGATGTAAATGGTTGTGAGGTATCTGTACAACCTTCTCTAAGAGCTCTAGGTATTACAAGTCAGTTACAAGGTAATAGGGCATCACTGTTAATCTCAGATGACGTTGAGGGACAACAGAACTCAGCTACAGAGATGAGAAGAGAGCAGTTACGAAACCAAACAGCAGAGTTCGAAGCTATCTTACAAACAACTGAAGGTGCTCAGATACTTGTATTGGGGACACCACAAAGTGCTGAGAGTATCTACAATGGATTTAGAGAAGATGGATATGTAACTCGTATATTCCCTGCTAGGTATCCTGAGGAGACTACAATATATGAAGGTTGTTTAGCTCCTTATATGGTTGAAGTTATGGCTAAAGACCCTAGTATTATTGGTACTACAACAGAACCTAGGTTTACTGAAGAAGACCTTATACTAAGAGAGAACCGTTATGGACGCTCAGGGTTTAAATTACAATTTATGTTAGATACAACATTAAGTGATGCTGAAAAGTATCCATTGAAACTAAAAGACTTAATCGTAACAGACCTTGATACATTTGAAGGTCCTGCTAGTATCACTTGGAGCAGTGAGGCTTCTAAGGAAATCTCTGATATTCCAAATGTAGGTTTTAGAGGTGATAAACTACATAGACCTGGTACTATCTCAGATGACCTAAAGAAATACGAAGGTGTAATACTAGCTATTGACCCTGCTGGAACTGGTAAATTGTCTGTGCCTGTTCCTTGGTGAAGAACCTAAATAAACAGCTATTGAATTGACTGGAAGTCCTATTATTAAGTTAAGGGTAATCAGCAGCTAAGCCTATAATAGTATAGGAAAGTTCAGAGACTATTAGTACGCTCAAGAGAGTGGAAGTGGTAGCTACCGATAAGGTAAAGATATAGTCCGAACCTCATAGTAATATGAGTTAAAATAGAAGCATTGTGAGGAGAATATAAATGCAAAAAACAAGATTATATAGAGTATATTGGATATATACAGAAGGTATGAGTGATTATAAAACTCAAGGTTATGTTGGTGTTACAAAAAATAGCATATTCCATAGATTAGGACAGCATCTGCATAGTAAAAGACCAGTAGGTTATATATTACGAGAGTTAAAAGATACTGGAATTGATATAAAAGTAGTAGAGTTATTTAGAGGTACTAAAGAAGAAGCTTTAGATAAAGAATATGAACTTAGACCTAATAGATATATAGGATGGAATATACAAGCAGGAGGTAATAGAAGCACAGTCGTATGTAGTAACTGTGGTAAATATTTACCTAAAGGTTATTCAAACAGTAAACACCTATGTACTGAGTGTAACGATTATGATGGTAAGTTTACTAAAGGAAATACACCACATAACTATGGTAAAGGTGAAAAGTATCTATTAATAGACCCTGATGGTAATGAGTATAGACCTGAAGTATTTACACTATTCTGTAAAGAACATAATCTAACACCACAGAACTTAAGGAAAGTAGCTAAAGGTACAAGAAAACATCATAAACAATGGAAAGCTATAAAATTATAACTATCCCTAAAGACAGACGAAATGGGATGGTGTGTAGTAGCACATCTATTAGGTAGGTTATATGTGTTAGATTTTGGTGGTATTCGTGGAGGTTACAACGAAAGAAACCTTATGGAACTATCACAGATAGCTAAGAGATACAAAGTAAATGATGTGTATGTTGAAGCAAACTTTGGTGATGGTATGTTTAGCTCATTACTAGCACCTATATTGAATAGTATCTATCCTTGTAATATAGAAGAGGTTAGAGTATCTATACAGAAAGAGGTTAGGATTATAGACACACTAGAACCTATAATGAACCAGCATAGGCTTGTATTTAACTATAGTAGTTGTCTTCAAGATGTTACAACAGCTCTTAGAGACCCTAGCAATATGATGTATAGTTTGATGTTTCAACTCTCACATATAACTAGGGATAGACAGTCGTTAAGACACGATGATAGACTAGATGTATTAGCACTAGCAGTAAGCTATTGGTTGGAGAGGGATGTATTAGAACAGAACTTAGACAATGCTCTTAGTAAGTACCGTGAACGACAGCTAGACAAACAGTTAAAAGAATTTACTAAAAGTTTCAAGAGTAATCCTCTGTACAACCGAGGTAATTCACTTAGAAAGTCCAAGGCTCTACGAGGACTCAAGGGATTTAGTTAAAATGCTTGTAGAGCCCTTAAACAAGGGCCTTACAGCTACTTTTGTAATTATAGTGGACATAGTAGGATAGGACATAACAAATGATAACAATCATAAAGGCTAACCTTGGTTAGTAGTCAACATCCGCCCTAAGCATCTTAACATATATTAGTAGCTTATTGAGCCTTCTTGCCTCCGAAGGTTCTATAAGATACTATGCTATGTAGGACACTATACAATGTTACAGCTAGAGGATTACACAGGACACATTCCAAACAGAATGCCTGTAGGGTCAGCACCTCTCTAGTAGTTACCTTGAGCAAGTCGTAACCTCTTGTATAGTGTCCTTTGCTTGGGAGCTGGATAAACAAAAACAATGAAAAACATCATAAAGTATATTACTAATAGTAATTCTTATTAGTAAGCTATTAACTACACTCTTTATCACACTCTTAAGGATACCTAAGGTACTTAGCTCCTTAAGATACTACAAGAAGCTTGTATCGCTGTTAGGATTGCTCAAGCTTCTTGTAGGCACTTTGTATCTTCTTTGGCAGGAGCTTAAGGTAATTCAAAATACCTTAGGAATTCCAATGGGTATCATCATAATCCCAGAGCCTCCAAGTCCCCCCATAGGGTCTCAAGACACTTCAAGCATCTTTAGGACACTCAAAGACTCTTTAAGAACTATTGAGTATCTTTAAGACATTAAGAACTATTGAGTATCTTTAAGACTCTTTAGGACATTAAGAACCTTTAAGCACCTTTAGCAAATCATTCTATTATTATCTATTTATAACTAATCTATATCTTATTAATGTTACTAGGCAATCTTTAAGCCACTCTAGGCAATCTTTAAGCCACTCAACTAATCTATAAACTTAAGGTATCTCAAAGTATTTCTTAAGGTATATCAAAGCATCTTTAGCTATCGCGTACGCGTTCCTTATTATCTTTTAGCTATTTTATAGTATTTATTTAATTTTGTAATTTCTTTAAAATCTTTAGTTAATTTATTTTATTTTAAGGTTACAATTGTTATAATACGATTATCAAAACAAACAAGGGGTTAAAATGGAAACAACACTAAAAACAAAAATACTAGCGGTAGTTACTAAAGTAGCTTTATATACTGAAATGATGATAAGCATAGCTTTATTATTGAGCTTACCTTTTATAGCATTTAGTTTTTGCGACCCATCTCAATATTGTGAGTTAGTAAACTGGTTAGGTTTAGCATTTGCTTTATTCTTCGCATTGACAGGGTGGTATTGGTTATTTGTAGAAAATAAGGTAACTGAATACTTATATAAATTAGCATCTAAGTATAATGATGATTTATAATCACTTATAGGGTGCTTAACAATCTAAGCATCTTATTAAGTGATTTGGCACTTAAATAGGTTTTTGTAACATTCTTTAAAATCTTTAGTTAATTTTATTTTATTTTAAGGTTTAAGATGTTACAATTCGGTTACAAAAAGAAAAACAAAGAAAACAAAGGGAAAACAATGAATACAACCATTCAAACACTAAACACAAAACTAACTGAGGTTAAGGCTGAGATTAAATCTCTTACAATTACTAAAGCAACTATTCTTAAAGATGTTTTTAATGTGGTTAGAAGTGATGTTAAAAATCTAAAAGAAACAAATAGCTCACTAAGTAATAAACAAATCTTAGAGTTAATATCTGAGACTGAGACTATATCTTACAAAACTCTTGATAAAGATATTAAAGAATTGTATAGACTGTTTATAATATATTTTACATCTAAAAGTAACTTAGATTTTAGTAACTTATCAATCACTAGATTTAAAAACGGTATGAAACTAATCAATCAAGATAAAGCTACAAGATTTAAAAATAATGATGAGCTTATTGAAGCTATTAAAGAGGATACTAAAAACAAAGAGATAGCAAGATTTAAAAAACTATATTCTTAAGTATCTTTATAGTATCTTTATAGGGTACATACTGAGCCACCAGTTCACTATGTATCTTATTAAGGGTATTATAGAATATATCTACCTTATAGGCTATTAATGTTATAGTTATTATATTGTAGTTGTATTTTATTTGTATAACCTTATGTTATTTAAAAACTAAAGATAATGTTAATTACTATACTATAAACAATAAAGTTGTAATAATGTTTTATAACTGTTATAGTATTTTAAAGATTTAAAGTGGTTCTGAACCTCTACTTTACAAGGTAAGGCATATAATTAAGTTGTATATGTTAGTAGCTTTGAAGATTAAGTGCAACAGATGTTAAGTCAATTAATATTATGTAATATATGTTAAGTTTTGTAATGTATCTTTATACTATAATGTATTATAATAATGTTTTATAATATCTCTTATAGTATTTAAGGTAGTGACACTTTACAAAGCGAACCTACTAGTTACCGTAAAGAATACAGGTGTATTATCTACTAGGACGGGTGCTAGGTTAAATGGTTAATATCTTAGTAGATAATAGAATATATTATAATGGATACTTTAAGTCTATACAAGGCTTATAGTGTCTATTTAGTGTATTTTATAGGGTATCACTACCCTTAAGATACTTTCGGTGCTTCTAAGTACCTTTACAGGCGATTTAGAGGGTATTATAAAGAAAAACAAAAGGAACAATAATGGAAACATTAGAAAATAATATAAGACTGTTACATAGTCTTATAGATAGCATTAGCCATTTAAGTAGTAATGGTAAAGACAAATGGAAACACGACTTTAAAACAGTTGTAGATGATATATCTTTAGATTTTATCATAAGGCACTTAAACTTTTCAACTGAAGAGAAACAGTTAATAAGTAAATTGTATAAGGTGCTATAAGATGATAAGAATTAGAGAATATGTGTTAATTGTAAGTATAATTACAATATGTAACACAATAGCAATAAGTTATATATTTGGAGGCTTCTAATGGGTAGAAATGTAACTATAATAAAAGATAATGGTCGTACTAAATATGTAAGGTGGTTAGTACCACAAACACAACATACTATTAAAACAACCGCTAAATGTAACGAATTGTTACAACTAGGTTTTACCTTAGTAAACAATGAAGGTTATACAGTTCATTTGGGTACTAAAGGTAATCAAATTATAAGTAATGATAACCGTAAGAGACCTTATAGGTTCTCTAAACCTTATCTATGGCAAGTGTTAGATACAAATAGCACTAGGTTTAAGATAATAGATTACAATAAAATAAGTTTTAAACTAGAATGTTTAATAGTTAAATTTTGTAATAAATTCTTGTAATCTTAAAGCTACCTTAAGAGTAGCCATAGTTAGAGAAGAGAAACTAAAGACTCTTAAAGATACTATAAGAACTCTATAGAATACTATAGTATTACTATTATAATATACTATAGTAATATAATATAGTAATATAATATAGTAATACTATAAGATATAAAGGAACAACAATGGAAAAGTTAAAAGAAGAGTTAAGAAAAGGCACTAGAGAAGCTATTGTTAGATTAGATGCCTTAATGAAACTTAAAGGTATGTATCAAAAAGATATATTAGCAGTTCTAGGCGTAAATAGTAATGAAGTTTCAATACTTCGTAAGAGATATAGAATGCCTATAAGACGCTATAAGAAAGATATATCAACATTAGCAAAAATATGTGCTACAGGAGTTATACTACAAGGGCTACTATCTAAAGAAACAATAGCTAATACTCTTGGAGTTAGTATATCAGTTATAAATGTATGGATAAGAAACCGTGAGCATTTACTTGAGGTACATCGTAATGAGTTACTACAAGAAGGGTAGCTACTGTCATCTCACTCATAAAGAGATGAATGAATTGGTTAATTTATGTGTAAAAGAAGATACTAAGGTATCTGTAATACATATACTTAACGAGAAGATGTACTTAAGTAAAATAGTAGAGTTAAAAAATGAAATAGCTCAATTAGAAAGAAGATTAAAGGAAAACAAAATGAAAAATACAATAAATCTACCACGAGATGTAGAAATAGTAGAAGTGTGGTGTCCAGCTGGTAAAGATGTACATCAGGAGGTGATTTATGCGTAACAAATTATTATATATAAAAAGTGATACTCTTAAAAGATTAGGGTCAATAATGCTAGGACAAAGGTTTTTAAGAAAAGCTGAGATACGAACGATAGCTAGGGATAATAGTGTAATTGAGGTTATAGAAACTGGTAAGTCACTAAACACAAGTGATGTAGATTACATAACCAATGACCTTGACGGTAACCTATATCTTAGTAGTTCTAAGATGAAGATAAAGCCTGGAAAGTTATTCAAGGAACTTACTGACAGTGAATTTGACTCAACTGCCATAGAGACACTTGTAAGTATTTGGAAATCTCAATATTGTGTTGACACATCGGTGGTAGAAACTTCATCTGATATAAGTAGCGTCTATGATATGGGCGAATGCGGAGGTAGCTGTATGGCCAACAAAGGTCACTTTATGGACATCTACTATGATGCTGGAGCAACTATAGCCTACATAGGTGATGATTATGAAGGGCTATATGCTAGATGTCTATTATGGGATAACCTTGCAGATAGTGAGGGTAATATCTATAAAGTTCGTGACAGAATATTCTATGAGTCGGAACACGATAAAATTACATTACAAAAGTGGTGTAAGGAAAATGGCTATAAATCATTCAAGGAACTTGACGGCCTCCATCTGTTTAGTAAGACTATAGCTGATGAGTATCCTGATGGAGTTCCTTATATAGATACTATGTGCTATGTGACAAAGTATAAAGGTAACTTCGTGTTATCAAATGATTACGACGAGTATCTTGACAAATGCCAGACAACTGAAGGTGCTTCAAACGATGGTTTTATAACTGAGTTTTCTCAAGGTATCTACTGTGAGGATACAGATACTTATGAATATGAAGATGATGTGTACTTTGTAGAAGACCTTGATTGTTACTACTATTACAATGACTCATTAGTGTATGTAGATGGCTACGGTTGGTACACTCAAACTTGTGATGACATTTGTTATTGTGAAGACACAGATGAATATGACTTCATAGAGAACTGTTTCCAATGTTACATCTCAGGTAACTGGTATAGTTCTACTAACGAGATGGTGTATGTAGAGGATATAGAGGATTATGTTCACGAAGATGAGATAGATGAACTATGGTATGATGAATATGAAGAATGCTATAAATATTATAGAGAGGAGAACTAATATGTTAAACAGAATAAACAAGTTATTAATGATGACGCAAACTGAGACCGTAACTCACTTAAAAGATATACTAAGCTTTGCTCACAAAGGTGAGGGTTATATGATATGGTCTAAAACTAGAAGTCCAAAACCAATGCTTTGTGTACATCTTGACACGATCAATGATGTATCTAACGCAAGATTAGATAAGTTAGAGTTAGATGATACTCTAAGGGTACTATCTTTAGCTTCTGATAGTAAAGCTAAATGTTTAGGTGGTGATGACAGAGCAGGACTATATATAGCACTAGAGCTTATAACTTATATGGAGGAAACTAAAGATTATAAATACGACATTGGTTTCTTCTTAGATGAGGAAATAGGCTGCTTAGGTTCTACGAACTATCTACGACATTGCTCTCATAATTACGATACTACTTGCTATATAGGGCTGGACAGAAGGTCTCCTAATGGAAATCAAGAGATAGCTTTATATGGCTTTGATAACTCAAAACTTACTGAAATATTTGAAGAATATGGATATACTCCAGATATGGGTAGTGTAACTGATGCTAGTAACTTAGCTGATGAAGATACAGCTTGTATTAACCTATCAGTAGGTTTTGATGGAGAACACACTACAAAAGAGGTGTTATATTTAAGTTGTATGGAAGAGACTCTTAATGTGTTAAAAGAAGTAAATTTAGGTAATACTCATTATCACGGTAAGGACTACTTTAATTATGGGTATGACGGCTTTTACTATGATGGTTATACAACAGCTGAGGAAGAGTATATAGAGGAACTAGAGGCTCGTATAGAGTATTTAGAGAGTAGGCTAAGCATTTATGAGGAGGTACATTATGATTAAACTACAGAAAGCAAAAACATTTGGTAAAGATAAGATTAAAGATACTTCAGGTTTTTGGTATTTGAGTAAAAAGTATGACGGAAATTGTGTAGTTATTCAAAAGAGAGGTAAAGATGTTACTTTCTGGACTTCAGGAGGTAAACAGTTCAATATAGAGCGGTTTAGAGAGCCTCTAAGCCACCTAGAAGAGGATTTCGTGCTTATAGGTGAGTATCTCTATGACTCAGATGGTAAACTAGGTTCTAGAGCAAAGTCTGCTAAACTAACAACTCTTAGAACAAACTTTACAAAAGGTATAGTAAACACTAGAGACCTTGAGTATTTCTCTAAGATTATGGTATTTGATTGTATCAAGATGGGGGCTGATGGTGGTCTTAGAACAAACACTCACTTCCATTATAGACTTCAAACCTTACAGAACCTAAAGCTACCTAAGGATATAGAACCTGTTGTGTTTCAAAAGGTTACACTAGATACTGCCTTGACTATAAGAAACCATTGGATAGCTCAAGGTTGGGAAGGTGCGATGTTAATTAGACCTAACAGCACATACAACCTTGGTAAGAGAGTACATCACGCTGTGAAGCTTAAAGGGCGTCATACTGCTGATTTATTATGTGTTAATACTATACCTGGCGAGGGTAAATACAGTAGAATGATAGGGAGTTTAGAACTTAGAGATAGTCAAGGGCGTATTGTGTTTGTTGGAAGTGGTTTGAGTGATGCTGAGAGAAGTTTGGAACCTAGAGTCTTTATAGGGATGGTAGTAGAGATAGAGTATGAGCAGATACTGAATGACTCTTATATCCAACCAACATTTAGCTGTGTTAGAGATGATAAGAATGAAGAGGAGATAGACTAATGATATTTTTTACTTTAGCTTTTATTTTACTCTTAATAACTATTATTGTGTATATAATAATACACAGAATATGTATTCTGCTACCATTATCTGCTGCATTATTTTTAATGATGGGCATCTCAAGTAGTTCACATAAAGAGAATAAAGGTGGCATTTTAAAAACAAAAGACAATACAAAAGGAGACAATAAGATAAGTACTATAAAACTAAGAAATAAACATAAAGTAAAAAGGGTGGATGGTAAGATAAAACCAAAAGCTAGGTATGTTGTTCTAAGAGTGGATGCTGATGCAAAAGATAGGGATATAGCTATTAAAGCAGCAAAAGTATATATGAATGGTATAACTGATAGTATTGCTAAACAAAGAATAAAAGCGATATTAGATGGAGAAATTTCTAATCAAGAGGAGATAGAGTAATATGAGCCTTGAGGAATTAGTAAAAGACTATAAGAAGATGATAGATTACTTTAGTAATACAATTTATAGTCTAGAGAAAAGAATAAAGAGATTGGAGGAACGATAATGGAAGTTAAATTACTACACCACACACCACTTTGGGTATCTGATAAAGCCATAGGAAAGTGCTGGAATAAACCAACACCAGATGTAAAATATGAAATTATGAATTTAGAGAGAACTGAAGTAGATGAAGTTATATTAAAGCCAGGCTGTAACACAGAGCGTATAGACCGTGTAGCAAATAAAAACAAACACGCTAGTACCATAGAGCATTTGAACTATACCTTTGACATTGATGGTATCTCTAGAGCTTTGCTTCAAGAGTTGGCAAGGCATCGTATGGCTTCTTTAAGTGTTAAATCTACTAGATATACTTTGAAGGAGCTTAAAGATGAAGAACCTTTTGTATCACTAAATCACTCTGGGAAGATGCTTGGTATTTCAGTAGGTGCTAAAGAAAGAGCATTAAAATATATAGTACCTACACAAAATGAAGAGGTAAGGAATGCTTCTATATATGCTCTTGAGAACTTAAGGGTTTTACTGAGTAAAGGAGTACCTAATGACACCGCTAAGTACTGTCTCCCAGAAAGTTACAAGACCTCTTTAGTATGGACTGTTAATGCAAGAAGCCTACAGAACTTCTTAGCACTTAGGACTAGTAAAGCAGCACTGTGGGAGATAAGAGATTTAGCTAATGAAATCTTTAAGCAATTACCAGAAGACCACCGATTTTTATTTGAAGGGAGTATAAGCAATGGATAGCAATAACAAAGAACTAGAACAGGCAAACCTAGAGTTAGCAGAAGCTACAAATGTTGTAAACATACTAATAAGTAACTTTGCTAGTCAATGTGTTATAAGTGGAGGTGAAGCTCAAGCTAATGGTCCGTCTAATATATCACAAAATACTAAAGATGGCTTAAAGATAGCTACAACTCAACTGTCCAATTTTATAGCTAAGATGTTACAAGAGAATGCTGTTATGAAGGTAACCTTAAGAGGAGCTGAAACAAAGACATAGTAGGAAAGAATAATGATTGAGATACAAAAGAAACTAGAGAGAGATGCTTATGATGTAGCTACTATTAAAGCTCAAAACATATTCCTTAAGAATACTGAAGATGGTAGAGGAAGTGAAACTAATGAGGGTATAGTTTTAATCAAACGGACTATACCTATAGTAGCAGAGAAACTTAGTGAGTATCTAAACTCTAAGAGCTTACGAGGTATAGCGTTTGCTACAAGAGAACCTGTAATGGACTACCTAGGGAACGAAGAGACTTTAGCTTACATTGTATTATCTAGTATTATGAATAACACACTATCATCTTGGGACAATAAGTATCCTCCTTATAGTGTACCACTCTTAACAGTTGCTAGGAGTATCTTAAGTTACATAAAACAAGAGTATAAACTTGAAGTATTTAGAGGTGAAGCTCCAAGACTCAACAAGTATATTGATGAGAAATACAAGAAGCTTTCAGTACGAAGACGAACCAATAAGAAAATGATGATTGGTAAGAAGAAACTAGCACTTGGAGACCCTGATAATATACAAGGATTAACTCTTGGTGTAAATCTCATTGATGCTGTTGTAAAGTCAAATGCTGGTCTATGTAAAACAGTTACAATAAAAACAAAAGGTAAAAAGAAGAGGACTCTGTTAAAACTTACAGATACTACGATTGCTATTATCGAACAGATGAAGGATTTATCACCATTCTTTACTTATAGTTACCCTATATTTGTTGTAAAACCTAAAGAATGGACAGAGTTTAGTGGTAATGGAGGTTACT